TCTTAATCTCTTTCATCGTTTTGTTGGTTTTTGATTTCTCGGTATAACTTTAGTTGAATACGTTTGTAGTCGATTGTTTCTGGGGTTACGGGGAGGTTGCGTTGTTTTAGTTGACGCTTTAAATAACCGTCAGACAATATCTCGCGCTTATATCGGCGTATTTCCCGCACCTTTTCGGGATTAGCGGCGTGCCACTTGCGGGAATATTTCTTGTACCTTTCGGAATTCTCAGCATAATGCTTACGGCCATATTCCAATATTTTTTCGTGGTTATCAGCACGATACTTGCGGTCATACTCCCGCACCTTTTCGGGATTATCAACTCGCCACTTGCGGGTGCGTTCCAGTATCTTTTCGTGGTTATCAGCACGATACTTACAGGCGTGTTCTCGTTTGCAATGTTTGCAAGTATAACTATAACCTAATTCGCGGGTCTTATCTTTTACAAACTCGCTCAACGGCTTTTCCTGCCCGCATTTGCGGCAGACGCGGGTAATGTCATCCATAATTTCTTACTTTAGGGGTTATTCGTAGATAGGACGCCAGCCGACAATACTACTATGGCGGTAATACTATTGCGACGCGGGAAGATTCGAAATAACCCATTTCGCAATACTATTCTTAGAACCCTTATAAGGTAATCCGTAATTCATAACTAATCTAAATGCGTTGCCATCCTCCGCGACCTCTCGGCGTTTTTGAGGTAGCGCGCCTTGTATTTCTCATTGGCTTTCTCCGGAGGAACCAAGATTACCGTGTTTCTATCGAGCCGTAAGGGCACGAGACCCTTTTCTTTGAGCTCATTGATATAACTCTGCATATAATAGA